ACTTCTTTAGTGGCCCATTCCCAAACGTATTTGATAATGAAACCCATTCCCACTGCCATGACAATAGGAAATCCATATTTGTTTACGAGTTCTACAACATCCATATATTACTCCTTATCTTACCCAGTACCAGATAACACCTGGACGAGCACCGTCTTCGATGTTGCTCAACCAAGGAGCAGGATTCCAACCACCACCAGTGATTAATGTACCCCACCAGCCTCCACGGAATCCATCTGTGGTCAACCAACCATAGTTAATACCAATACCTACCCAAGGCATACGTGCTTCCATAGCCTCGTCACTATAATCCCACGTATTACCATTGTAGCCCCAACGTGCTAATTCTGTAATGTTCTTGCGCCAGCCTGGTGTGCCTAACTGTGCATCACCCAAACTGCCTTCTTCAAGAGTCTGTACAAATGAATATGCCTCATTGGCTTTCCATGCACCGCCTAGTGATCCATGTTCACGAGCTGTGATCATAAAATCAAATCCTGACTCTGCACTTTTAATCTTATCGGCCCAACTTAAGATACTATAGTTATAGTCAGTTGACTGTATATCATATCCTACTAACTGCGTAGGAGCACTTGTCTCATTAAGTAAAAACACTTGATTAGTTTGCCACTCACACGCTGAATTTTGTACAATCAATGTCCAACCGCCACCTAATGTAGTCATATCACAATAGACTTGGAATGGATCGCCATTGTTGATCGCATCATTCTGTATCCAGTATACACCATCTTCACTGTCCGGATAGTCTTGTTTAATCTGCCAAGCACTTTTACTATATTCATCTATAGTCTTGCCAGTATGAACGCCTAGGGATTTGTTACGTGCTGTTCGCTCTGCTCGTTCACGTGCCTGGACGGCAATCTCTTCTGTGCGTAACGCAGTAATCAATGACGCACGATCCGCAATGGTTAGTGTTTCATAATAGTTTAATATAGTTTCTTGATTCACAATTTCTTCCTCTGTTGTTAATCCACGATAGTCATTAACAGGTGCAGATATTAATTTTCCGTCTGGACCAGTTGCCCAATTAAAATCAGTGGTATATTCTTTACCGTTCCAAATATAAAAAGGCATGCTTGCTCCTTAAAATAGTAAGCCAATCAAAAAGCCAACGAATGCTCCAAATGCCGCAGCCTTAAACATGTCTACATCGTGCCATAGTGGTTGTGCTTTTAAATATTCTTTTGTTGTAGGGCTTAAACTATCCCACCATGCGTCCCATTTATTCATTGCAGTTCACCTTATGTCCTTTTACAAACTGTTCTAGAGGATCTAGTTTAACTAACATAGCCTGCCCGTCGACATTGACAATCTTAAAACAGTCGCCAGCCTTCCAACCTAGTTTGTCTATGTTTAACTCAGGGTCAAACTTAATCCACTCGGGCTCTAAATCCCAATCATAATCGTAATGTCGCATTAATCTCTCCTTGCATCGTTTTTGCCGTCTGCACGGCTAATACGGTCAACATCGGGTTTTAGTCCCAGTGCGTTGGATACAACTGTGTCAATACGGATAACATCGTGATTCATGGTCTTAACACGATTATCAAGAGCAATAATAATGCCCTTCATTCCGTTAATGCTACCAAGTACTCCCTGTAACAACAATTTGATTGTTAGATATACAAAGTAGCCGCCAGCCAATGCTGCCGCAACTGGCATTCCCAGATCACCAATAAGTTTGAAAATATCGCCCATTTTTCGCTCCGCTCTTTATGTCAGTATTTATCTGAGTAGAAAATATCTTGACTTGTGTAAATACTATTGCTATAATAAGCACACTTAACTTAAAGAAGGAAAATGGTACAAAATCAAAAATTTGAATCTAGTATGTTTGACTACTGCTCCAACCAAGCAGAACGTGCATATAAACTACTAGAGGATGGTGATATAGACGTGGGTCTGCAATTTTTAGCTCATTTAGCTGACGTTTTGCAGATGCTTGTAGAAGCCAAATCTAGTCAAGGCATTACTAATATCAACGAGTTTGCTAAACTTGTTAAGGAAATGGATGAACTAGACAAAGACCAAATATACAGTCATTTTATAGAAAACGGATTTGGCCAGTACATTCCTGAATAATACAGCTAAATAGGTAGTAAGCTAGGAGCCTCTATGGGTCACAGAAAACCATTTAACTGGTCACTTTTAGATCGAGATACTTTATACTCCATGCTCTACGAGCTCAAAACTGAGATTGTAGATCGTCGACTATCTATAGGCGAAATTACCAAACTAATGAGTAAGCATATTAAATCTCACTTACCAGTCAAAGTGACTAGTAGTAGACACAAGCCAGTTAAAAAAGGTGAGTTATGGATTGGTGGCGCTTATCATAGTTATTTTGATAAAGCAGGCAACAAGCGTTTTATTGAGATAGAACTAGCGTTTCCTACTACAGCTGACACAATGAAGACTAGTCTATATCGTTGGGAGCGTATTTGTCGACTATTTGCTGATACTGTGTTACATGAAATTATTCATACTAGACAGTACCGTGCTAGAAATTTCAAAGACATTCCGGGATATGAAAGCACTGCCTACTATGCCAAAGATCGTGCTTGGCAAGAGTACTACGGTCATCGTGACGAAATGGGCGCACACAGTTTTAATCTAGCACAAGACATGATTGATAAATTTGGATTTGAACCCAAGGCTATTAAAGAATATCTAGACAGTGCTATTCCAAAACGAGTTCGTCCCAACGGCTGGGGACGATTTATGAAGTCCTTTGATTACAATCACCATCATCCAAAAGTCATACAAATGAAGCATAAAATTATGACTCAGTTAGAAAATGCCCACCACGGCAAACCATTTAAAACATCAAACCACTTGACATACTGATAAGTAGGCAGTATAATACACTTATGGCACAACACTCTTATTACTGGTCATGTAGTCCTTTCGCCGATTGGCTACGTGGCACCAAAAAACTCAGCGCAGGTACATCCGAAGAATGGGATGACTGGACCACTGCGGCTCAGATGAAACACAACTTCCGTTACTGGCTAGCAGAAGAAGCACTGAGCCACATACAAGATTTTGTCACATGGCCCGAAAGAAAATTAAATGATGTACGATATTATATTAATAATCGTTGGGTGTCTCGTAGTCATAGCCTCACAGCACATTCTCGAGATATCAAACCAGGACAATGGCAAGACGTTGGCAATCGCTTCCTTCCTTGCATGTTTAACGAGCTTGTGGATTTTGTTGAAATAGAACAGGCATGGCATCACTGCATGTGGAGTGATGAAGCTAAGACCAAATTTGAAACTCCTTGGTGGCGCAAGGGATGGCTTCGCTGGAGAACATGGCGCTGTCCAGAAGCTGGCTTAGAATATCTCAAGTGGGCCAGTGAGCTTGTCGTTGATAAAAACATGGGTGCTGAACCCGGCGAAAAAGGTTATGGCGAACCAACCTATCAAGCCAAGAGTGCAAAAGAGATTATCGAACTTTACACTTGGTGGACTGTGACATACCGCAATCGGCCAGACCCCTATGAAGCTAGTGGATGGACTGCGGCATGCGAAGCTCAACGTGCGGCCAATGGTGGCAAGCTGAGTTTCAGCACTCCAAAAGATCCTGTGCTTAAAAAGCAAAGCGATAAGGCTCACAAACTACTTCAAAAGATTGAAGCCGATTACGAAAAAGAAGACGAAGCTATGATGATCCGTTTAATCAAGATCCGCAATAGTCTTTGGACCTAAAACATACATAATAATACAAGGAGAAACATTATGGCACAAAACAAATACGCAGAATTCACTGCAATCATTGAAGCAATGGAAGCAGACTTTGAAAAGTTCTACGATAAAGAAGTTGGTGCTGCCGGTACTCGTGTTCGCAAGCATTGTCAAGATTTGGCAAAGCTCTGCAAAGAAACACGTAATGACGTAACAGCAGTAAAGAACGAACGTAAAGAAGCTAAGTAATAATATGGACAAACAGGAAAAGAAAAGAGATGTGGCAGTATTTGCCAACATGCTCAAAGAACTAATGAACGATAGTCTAGATGATAACTTGGTTACACTAGATCGTGATTTGCAACATTTCTTATATGGTCGAGTTGCTGTGTTGGTAAAACACAACGAAGGACAACCAATTGGAAGTGTTGGAGATCTAGGTGCTATCGTGGGTGGTGCATTTGCTACTATCCTGGGAGAATTTATTTCTTCTAGAGTACAGACAGCAGAAGAACTACAAAAGTTAGTTTTAACTGCCAAAGAAAATTTGGTAGAAGGTTTTGAACTAAGAGCACCAGTGCTCCAAAAACGTGATGAAACGCCGGCGACTGCCTCAGGGGGTGATATAACAGCGCCAGAAGCATCACAAGAGAAGGTAGAGTCAGTATGATTCCAGCATATAGTGAAGAAGTAAAAATCACTATCAAGGAACAGGGCCTAGATCCAAATTTGGAAACTAGGGTAAAAGAGTTACATGAACAGGTAAGGCTTCTAACAGAGACTGTCGAGTACATGAACAGAGAACGTAGCAGGATGAAATCCGAGTTGGACCAACTCCGAGCCGCGATTAACCGACAGTAATATGTCAGAAATAGGAAAATAAGTAAATGGCAACAGGTAAAGTAAAATGGTTTAATGAAACCAAAGGTTTTGGGTTTATTACTCCAGACAACGGTGGTGAGGATTTATTTGCTCACTACTCAGCAATACAGACTCCAGGCTTCAAAGTCTTGCAAGAAAATCAATCAGTAACGTTTGATGTTGTGCAAGGCCAAAAAGGCAAGCAGGCTAGTAATATTCATCCACAATAAGGAATACAATTATGCCAAGTCCACGTAGAGTTAGTCAGATTCTTAAAGGTAAAAAGCCACCAAAGCCAAAAACCGTAAGGGCTATGGCCAAACGTGTGGTCAAGCGTAAGAGTAAGTAATTGTTGTATTAATTATTTTTAAAGGAGTATCATTATGTCACGCAAAAAGCCAACACCAATGGAACGTGCCGCAAAAAGAGCTACTAAGAAAAAACGTTAATTTTTAAGAATTGTTGTAATCCCTTCAAAGTGAAGGCATTCTGGACGCGGGTTCGACTCCCGCCAGGTCCACCATAAAGCATACTTGAATCCGTAAAAAGATTAGGTTTGGTATCCCAGGAGCTCTTTGGCATAGCCATAACTCTTAATAAACCAAAGTGTGTTTTATAATGGGCCTGCCATGGTTTCGACAGGGTGAGATAATAGAGACGGCAACACGAGAGTTGACTGACGTAATCAGCAAAAAACTAGTAAATGCAAACGCATCTACATTCGAGTATTACTCTGTTGAAGGCTTCACAGCCGACAGCAGACTAGTTGCCTAAGAAACAACGCTCGTGAGGTAGGACTTACCTTATCATCCAAATAACCAGAAGCCCCTTCGGGGGCTTTCTTATATACCACTTTGGCAAAATAAGTGTTTGACTTATATAAATATTTGTGCTATACTATTAGCACAGTAAGAGATTAGGTCTTAGGGCTTAATATAAAAACTCTTAAACATTGTTAGTAAACTTTTAAGGAGGTTGAAATGACCACAGTACTACGAGCTATCTCTCGCGATTCCGATATGGAATACGCATCCCCCAAAAAGAAATTTGAGGCCGAACAACAGGCCGAACAAGACCATATCGATCGCCTACAAATCGAAATGGATAATATCTACGATATCACAGCAAACTTTGCTAGTGATTTAGATGGATCTAAAGGATTGGCGGTTTTTGGACCACCGGGCATCGGTAAAACAGAAATGGTAACTAAGGCACTAACCGATGCCGGTGCCAGTGTAGAATACCTAAAAGGTGCTGACATTAGTGCCGCAGGTTTTTACGGGTTGCTTTGGTTTAACCGTCAAAAACATCGAGTATTAGTATTAGACGATGTCGACTTAACTAAAGGCGGCGCAGAAGCAAAAAGCATTATTGCACTATTAAAGTCTGCTACAGAAAATATATATAAACCCCGAGTAGTTGCATGGGTTAAGGCAGCACCTAATAAGATGATGATTGAAAATAAAATACCTCCTAAGTTTGAATACTGGGGGAACATTATTTGGATTACAAATGAAAGACCTGAAGATCTTCTTAAGAAACCATCTACTGCACAGCACTTTGGTGCATTAGTCGGCGAAGGCGGTCGATTTACTCCCGGTATATTAGACTGGAATAAAAAAGACAAATATCTATGGACAAAATATCTTATTCAAGAAAAAGGAATGCTGTCAGAAAACTGCCGCAGTAAAAAAGACGGCTATGACGAAGAGATCATTCAAGATGTCTTAAACTTTTTTGAAGATTATTATCCAAATTTAGTCGGAATCACTCCGCGATTTGCTACTAAGGTAGCACATAATAGGTATCGATTTCCAGAAAAATGGATTAAAATGAGTCTGATTGCTAACTCTATTGAGGTGAATGATGGCAAACTTCAAAAGTAATCTCCCTGCTAATTTTAAAATAAATCAAAAATGGAATCGTGTCAAAAGCGATTATGAAAAAGAAGAAGTTAGCAAGATTCTTAAGGAAAAATATCAAGATCCTGAGTTTAAGAAAAAACACAAAACAGCAATGGAAACCCGAGACCATAGTTCGGATCAGGAAGCATTAGAAAAAAGATTAAAAAATCCAAGATATCTTATAAATTTACGAAAGGGGATTGACGATTTTAGAAACGATCCAGAGAGAATGGCTGAATATAAAGAAAATAATAGAGAAGCCTATCTAAAGTCAAAAGAAGATCCTCAATATTGGGAAAAGTATTATGCCGCGATTGCTGTTCGTGATTCTAATCCTGAGTATCATAAAAAGCGGATTGAAGCTTCTAAAAAGAAAATCTGTAAGAAAGTTCATACTCCGCTAGGCATATTTGACAGTATTACAGATGCATCAAAAGCGTACGGTATGGGAAACTCCGAGACTATGCGACACCGTATTAAAAGCCCAAATTTCCCAGATTTTTATATTATAGAGGAAAAAAATGATTGATAATAACGATAATAATGACACCAATGAAAATCCGCTTGATAAGATTGTAAAAAAATTTAATCAAGATCTACAAGACGGTGTGCAACACACAGCAGAAAATGGTATGGACTACATCTTAAAAATTGTGGGAAATAATCAGCTCCAGATTATAAATCCCCGATATGGAAATGTTGTTCACACGAGAGCTGAAAATATTTTAGAAATGATAAAATCTAGACAAAGAGTAGAACGTCCAGAAACTGCATCAAGTGAACAACTTAGAGAGTTTTTAAGACAACACCAAAAAGAAGAAGCTGATGCGGAAGAAGGTATTTACAAAGCAAACGCTCTTGTCCTTTGGGAATACGTTTCTGCCCTTGCAACTAGTATCGAGAATGCCGATGAACGTTCAATAGTAATAATGGAAATCGTACGGACCATATGTTCATGCCTGCCAGATAGAGTAGCTAACAGAATACATTCGGATTTGAACGACGGTACTTGCTAACCAAAGGGCCTTGACGGGCCCTTTTTTTTCTGCTATACTACCTATATACAGGCAAACGGAAAATAAAATGATCAAAGAGTTTATTAAGATTGTAGAGACAATGGAAGGTATCACTGACGATTGGTTTAAGACCGGATCGTTTGAAACCTATAAGCATCCTACACCTATAGATTATAAAACTGCTATTGCACCGGGTACAGTAGATACCTTAGAAGGCCCAGTCGACTATCAGGCAGGGCACAAGATCATTACTGGACCAAAGGGTGAAAAATATCCTGTTAGCGCAGAAAAATTTGCTGACTACTATGATGATAATAAGGATGGCACAGCTACTCCTAAAAAGATTTTCAAACGTGCTAAACTAGCAGATCATGACGGGGTGGTAAAAGCCTCTTGGGGAGATCTAAACTATAAGGCAGGCGAGGACTATATCGTGCGTCACGGTGCTGGAGATTACGGTGTAGTTAAAAAAGATATTTTTTCTCAAACTTACGATACCTCAAAAGTTTGAACTAAAAATATTTGACTCCGTGGACACGGAGACTATATAATACTACAATGACACAGAGTCATTTAACAAAAGGAAATAAAATATGAAGAAGCTTTTATTAGCATTAATGATGGTAGCAGGTATTTCTGTTGCCCAAGCAGAGGTTACTGGCAATTTGGGCTTGACCTCAGACTACAGATTCCGTGGTGTAAGTCAAACCCAAAATGCTCCAGCAGTACAGGGTGGTATTGATTACAATCACGTAAGTGGTTTGTATATTGGTAACTGGAACAGTAGTGTTTCAAGCCAACTGTACACAAATGGTGCAGGCATCGAGAGTGATGTTTATGCAGGTTTTAAGAAACAAGTTTTTGGAAACTTTACACTTGATGTAGGTACAATGAACTATTTCTTTCCACGTGCAGGAACAAACGGTAGTTTCGACACTAACGAATTGTATGCTGGCATTGGTTACAAAGAACTTGTCTCTGTAAAATACAGCCATGCTGTCAGTGACTACTTTGGCACAGCTAACAGCAAGAACAGTTTCTATGTTCAAGCAGATGCGGCAATCCCAGTTGTTGGTAAATTAGTAGCACTTGCACACGTTGGTCGTACTAATGTTGCTAACAGTTCTACATTGGACTACACTGACTACAACGTTGGTCTTGGTTATGATTTGCAAGGTTGGAACTTGGCCGCTAAGTACTACATTAACGACAACAAGACATCAACATTTATGACTGCTAATACTGTTAACGGTCAGAAATTATACAAAGATGCTTTGGTATTTTCTGTAGCAAAATCATTCTAATGAATGAGTAAAAGACAAAAGGACCTGCGGGTCCTTTTTCTTTATTAATTTTACCTATAAGTGTTATAGAAATATTTATAGGTAAAACCTATTGACAAGTTGGTTTAATAGGATATATAATATACACACAAAGGAGACACTATGTCAGTTACATTAGCAAACTTAGGTAGCGCATTAGCAGGTGAAAGCCAAGCTCATGTCAAATACCGTTACTTCGCAAAGATTGCTCGCGAAGAAGGATTCGAAGATGTTGCCAAACATTTCGAACATACAGCAGATCAAGAACTGCTACATGCATGGGGCCATTTAGAATTACTAATTGGCAAACCAACAACTAAAGAATGTTTAGAAAAGGCCATCGAAGGCGAAACATATGAGTTTACAGAAATGTATCCACAGTTTCAAGCTCTTGCAATTCGTGAAGGTGAATTAGAAGCGGCTAAAGAAGCAGAACACCAAATTGCTGAAAGCAAACTACACGCTGAACAATTTGCCCAAGTTCTAGCCAAAGCAGAAAAGCGTTTCAATGCTCTTAAGAAAGTTGAAGAACGTCATGCTAATGCTTACAAGAAAGTTTTGGAGACACTATGATGAATGATCAAGTATACATCTGCGTAGTCTGCGGACACGAGCACAATGAAGAACTAGAAGGCAAGTGGGATGACTTAGATGAATCCTTTACTTGTCCTGAGTGCGGTTGCGGTAAAGACGAATACGAGGCATTCTAATGCTAGACTGCCTAATACTCGGTGATTCAATCGCAGTAGGTACTGCACAGTTCCGACCGGACTGTGCTGTCTACGCCAAAGGTGGCATCAATAGCCACAACTGGTTAAACAAAAACGTAGGAAAAAATCTAACTGCAAAATCAGTAATCATTAGTCTTGGATCAAATGATCATCGTGGTGTGAAAACATTTCACGAACTAATGGCAATTCGTCAGCTAACTGATGCAGGACGAGTCTATTGGATATTGCCTGCAAATAAACCAGACGTAACAGAGATCGTTGAAATTATTGCTAGAAACTTTGGAGATACTATACTGCCTATTACTAAACTAAGTAAAGACGGTGTACATCCTACAACTGCCGGTTACAAGGAATTAGCAGATAAATCCAAATAAATACTGGATGAAACAATACAACTTTGAAGATTACTTTTCTTCTTTAGCAATCCCAGAAACTTGGGCTACCTTAGATGAATTTATTGAGTGGTTTATGGATTCTAGAATGCCTTGGATGATTCCCGAAAATTCAGAAGTCTATGTTACTGATAATGCCTGCTCTTTAATATTATTTAGGCATGATCGTTATCAGGTAGAGCTGTATGTTAACTATCCCAAGACTACAGTATCTTTCCACGGCCACCCGGGCATGGACGTAATTACCATGCAAATTGGAAGAATGAATCCTATTCAATGGGCATATGCTGGCAAGATATTAAAAAGTGGCAAAAAACATAATGCTAACTTTCCTAGCGAAAAAGGAACTGTTTTCTTAACATTTGAAAAATGGCTACCTGGAATACCAATGACTAGTGCGTCAGTTAACTGGGTAGGACCTACAGTTGGCCCTATACACGAAAAATTAATTAAGCGTCATTTTCCTAATGTAGAGATTGTAGACGGTGTATCTATGCTTTCACTTGATTTACTACAATCATAAATAATAGATAAAGGAAAAATTGATATGACTAAAAAAGTTGTCCTAACATGTCGGACTTTAAAAGAATTAAAAGGTTCTCCGGAAAGGGTAGCCGAGAGAACAGCACAGATTGCCAAGATGGTCGCTGAAGGGAAAACTGACGGCATATCAAATTTTGTTCCTCCTGCTACTGCCGAACTTACATTCATAGACCAAGCGGCAGCTGAAGAGTGGGTAACTTGGGGGACAGCAAATTTAACCAAGTACGGCATCACTCCTGTATCATTAGAAATTCAATAACCCTTCATTTTGACCGGATATCGCCAAAGGTCTTGACAACAAGACTAAATAAAACTATAATAGAGTCATGTCAACAAAGACCAGCGGCATCTAACTGTTGTAGAAATACAACAAACAAGATAACCAAAAGTGGTTGACACAAGTGCAGAAAGGCACTATAATTAACACATGAACTAGCAATTCCGCTAGTAAATAAAAAAGGTTTAAAAGAGAAACAAAATGCAATCGTTTAACAGACAACAATGTACGAAACATTCGATAGCCCAGGTGGAAGGCTTTATGCCCTCTTATTGGCTGGCGATTAATAGTACAAGTCTATCAAATGATCGTTTACCAGAGATTATCAGGGTCCGGAGGACTGTCGTGTAACACACAAGTTAACACAACAAACTTCAAGGACCCTAGGATTAAAACCCTGGGGTTTTTTGTTTTTAAGGAAAGGAAAAATGAAAGAGATAGATTATACAAAATTAAACGAACGTATTGTTGAACAGGCTTATGAAGCCGCTCTTAGTAATACTCTTACTAAAGAACAGCTTCAAAAACTTATTCAAGATAAGTTTGAACGTGCTAGAGTGTATCACGAAGCGTTAGCGAAAGCACCAACGTTTAGTGTAAACTAAAGTACAAAGTGTGAACATACAGGAAACGAGGTCCTGGCTCTGCACTTAAAACATGGAGCGAACGGGCGGCCTATCGGATGAAACTCCTCTTCTGGAGCGAAAAATGGTAGCGTATTAAAGCACTCTCAGGTTCTGGGTAATCTTGGAGCAAGTGGGTTCATCCATGAAGAGTGCTTTAATACACACATTCCAAAGAGTGTGTTAACGGAGGATGTTCCCTATTGCCGGCTGTAACCCGGTAGGCATAACAAGTAGGGTGGCGCCAAGTGGTTCGATTCCATCATCCTCCACCATGCCAGCGAGACTTGGAAGTCAGAGAGGTCTTATACACCTTTTAGCGCCAGATTAGCGTTCTTGAGAGGGTTCGATCCCCTCCGCTGGTACCAAATATTCCTCTTGTAGTTAAATGGTATAACAGTCGGCTGATAACCGGCCATTACAAGTTCGATTCTTGTCGAGAGGACCAAGTTTAGGATACTAACAGCAACACTTACAACTTTTCTTATGGTGAAAAAAATGTATCCTGTTTAATTATACTCCGGTCGTCTAGTGGCTAGGACGCCAGCCTTTCAAGTTGGAGAAGCGGGATCGAAACCCGTTCGGAGTACCAATATGCCGTTGTAGCTCTCTGGGAGGGTAACTGATTGTCTATCAGATTTAGGCGAGTTCGATTCTCGTCAGCGGCGCCAATTCTATTCCGTGAAATCCAAGCATGGTGCAAGGACCTGACTGTTAATCAGTGATTAGGTGAGTTCGATCCTCACACACGGAGCCATATACAAACACATTACTTGCCCGACCGTAAAAGTCGTGGTAAACTACAAGAGAAGTGGGTTCGAATCCCGGGGACTGGTAGTGTGTTTATATATGGGGGCAGTAGTGGGCTACGGCGTTGCCTTGCAAGCATCGTGACTAGAAGGGTTCGATTCCCTCGGCCTCCACCAAATTATCTCTCTAAAGTGTTACCTGGTTGCATTTGCGGTTTGGGGCCGTAGGGTCTTGGTTCGAATCCAAGTAGGGAGACCAGTTTTAGGATAGCAACAGCAAACATTAAAAATCTTTTCTTGAAAAAAAGCCAAAAAATGCTATCCTGTTTTATTTGCCCTTTTAGTATAATGGTATTACACCTGTTTTGTAATCAGGTTACGGCAGTTCGATTCTGTCATGGGGCACCAAGTTAAGGATGTTAACAGCAAATTTATTACACTAGACTTTTAATCTAACCAGTAAAAATACATCCTGTTTTATAGTATAAGGAACTCAAATGGCAAATGTCAAAAAAGGTAACCTAACAGCGCCTCCACAGTGGTGGAAGCATTTGAAAGATTGGAAACGAGTGTTCTGGAAATCAGAGCGCCAAGCCCAAAAGAAGAATATCAACAAAGGAGAATGATATGAAACGTGCTAAACGTTAGTGTCGCTCTAGATCCCGTATTGGTCTAGGGTTGGCACATTAAATCAATTTAATACAACTAACCCTAGCTGGCGTTAACGGTAGCGTACTCGGCTCTTAACCGATGAGGTGACAGTTCGAATCTGTCGCTAGGGACCAATACGGGAGTATAGTGAAATGGTTATCACAGCAGACTTTTAATCTGCCAGTTCCGGGTTCGAGTCCCGGTGCTCCTACCATATAAAAACATATTCGATACGGACATAGTCTGTGTGAGGCCAAGCCACCGTCTTCTGATGAAAACGGCTCGAGTGTGTTTCTATATGGTAACGTAGCATAGTGGCTAATGCACCACCTTCATACGGTGTTTATCGTCGGTTCGAGTCCGACCGTTACTACCAATTATGTATCTCTAGTGTAATGGCAGCATTACAGTCTCCAAAACTGTCGGTCGGGGTTCGAGTCCCTGGAGGTACGCCAAATTTATTCCCGGATAGTGTAGTGGTAACACAACAGACTTTGACTCTGCTATTGTAAGTTCGATTCTTACTCCGGGTGCCAAACAATCGGTCCTTAACTCAAATGGATAGAGTGCCAGTCTTCGAAACTGGAAGTTGGGAGTTCGAGTCTCTCAGGGCCGGCCAATCTATGGTGTTAGTAGTGTAGTGGTCTGCACATTGCTCTGTGAAAGCGATAGTATGGGATCGTTCCCCATCTAACACCCCAAGGATGATTATTTCAGTGGTAGAATACTTGGTCGACATCCAAGCGGTCGTAGGTTCGAACCCTACATCATCCACCAACAATTTAATGCTACTTTAGCTGATGTGGTCATAGCACCGGTTTGAAGCACCGAGGAACCAGGTTCGATCCCTGGAGGTAGCACCAAGTTTTGTAAGTGTCAGCAAGTGAAGTCACGCTATTCAGTATTCTTCGAAGGTACTGTATAGTAGAAGGTTTTGGGTTCAACTCCCACCCGCGGGGAACTGCGGAGGCCTGTAACGGAGGCAGACTGGATGAATCCCAAGTGACGTACCGAGTCCCAGCCGGCTTTATATACATGGGTGAATGGTTGCTATAACGATGGGGCAACTACTTACAAATTCAATATGCCCTTGTACGCTAATTGGTAACGCGAATGGATTTAAAATCCGTTGTCTGGAGGTTCGAATCCACCTAAGGGTACCAGTTTAGTCAGTATTCACAAAATTTAGAGGATAAATATCTCACTAGTGAAGGACTGAGAAATGAAGAATAAATTATGTGTAGTATATCAATTGTTTACAAAATGTAATATTGGGTGCAAATACTGTTATAATTATTTTGAACAAGATGTACTTCCGTTTGACTACTATACATCTAAGATTGATAAAATTTTGGAATTGTACGGTGAAGACACTGGCTTTGTATTAAACGGGGGCGAGCCCCTGTTGCTCAAAGGATTTAACCTGCTAGTCAATCAAGCTACTGCTAAAGCAAAAACTTTTACATATAGTAACGGTACATTAAGCAGATTACACTATAAGAGATTTATTGACAGTCTTGAACATAAAGATAACTTATATTTTACTATTAGTATTCACTTTAAAGAAATACTTAGAGATGATAGACTCACAGACAAGTATCTAAAAACTATTGATATGTTTGCAGAGCACATTTCAAACTTCAAAGTAAATTTAATTGTTGACGAAGAATTCACTGGAGAATATCTAGCAGTTATTAGACAGGCCATGCGAGATGTCAAAGAACATACTAGACTTAAATATCTTAATGTATTAATTGCAGATCATATGTATAATGATGAATTAAAATTAATTCGTCATTTGGACCAAGACTTTTGCAATCTTATTGCAGAGCTTGATGAAAATTTTACATACAAAAATTGTCTGTGGGATAACACTCGTCAAACATTAACAGAGATGGTCAATGAGGTTAAAGAAAATGCCAAGTTAAAATTGACTGGCAAAGAATTTAACATTCCGTATCAATACGAATTTGCACAGATATTTTTCCTCGAAAGTCCAGACGGAATGGTTGTTGAAGAATTCTTAGGGGATGAAAGACAACATCATGTCATACCCTACGAACAATTCGATACATTCGTCGAAGATATCAAATTAAAAGTTCAAAGCAAGCCGCTTAGAAAAATCAAAAAATTATCGTCGATTGGCGTAATTTAATTACAAGTTGTTGATGAAGCGAAGTGCTTTGTTGACATTGGTAAAGTATCGCACTGTAAGTTCTATATCGTAGATATCACGAACCATAACAATGCACACACCCTCATATAAAGATAGATGAAAGTGTAGCCCGCCGGGAGTAATGCTTTCGTAGGTCTTCACATGAATATTTACCGCTTTCGTTCAATGGATAGGACATGATTCTTCTAAATTCATAATAGTGGTTCGATTCCACTAAGCGGTACCAAGTTTCTGAGATAGACGTGGGGATGAGTCCCTTGTATGCTAGTGCCCTTTTTTCTTGAGCATGACACACCAGTAGCTGTACAAGGTAGCATAAACTCTCCTATACGAGACAAGCCAGTGAGTCCTTAAGAAAGATAGCGGGTCTCTTGGAAAACCTATATGCTCTTATAGTTTAATGGTAGAACACTCGCTTGGTATGCGAGCAATCGTAGTTCGATTCTACGTTAGAGCACCATGCCCCCTTACGCTAATTGGTAGTGCGGATTCTCTCAAAAGGAGTTGGATGTCTGTTCGAATCAGACAGGGGGTACCAATTGATATACTAAGTAACTGACAATGGAAGTGTGGCAGAGTCCGGTTTATTGCACCTGTCTTGAAAACAGACGATCAGAAATGGTCCGTGAGTTCGAATCTCACCGCTTCCGCCAATAATGAAAAAAATCAGTTGACAATGCTACAAAGTGATGTTATAATACATACATGTTAAGAGATTAACATACGTTCTTTAAAAATTAATTACAAGTAAACCTTGTGGAGTAGAAGCATCAACGGTGATGCAGTGGACTGTAAATCCGCCGTCTTAGACATGCCTGGTTCGATCCCAGGATACTCCACCATATTAAAGCACATTGACCGAACCGAGTAGACATAGTCGTTTCTGGTAGTTGTTAGTGTGTTTTAATATGGAGCGGTGGCCGAACGGTAAGGCAGCGGATTGCTAATCCGTAGACCGGTGAAAGCCGGTCACTGGGTTCGACTCCCAGTCGCTCCGCCATATTTGGAGTAGTAGCGCAGTTGGTTAGCGCACTGGCCTGTCACGCCGGGGGTCGCGGGTTCGAGTCCCGTCTACTCCGCCAGATATAGCAGACAGTAGTTGACAGCTACTAAATATTCTGCTATAATAGTTATTTGCCGGATTAGCTCAGTGGTAGAGCAACCGCCTTGTAAGCGGTAGGTCGTCAGTTCAATCCCGACATCCGGCACCAAAAGTTTTTGCCCTGGTGGTGGAATGGTAGACACGATGGTCTTAGAAGCCATTGTCGAAAGGCGTGGGAGTTCGAGTCTCCCCTGGGGCACCATTTAGTTGCGGGATTAGTTTAATGGTAAAACAGCAGATTTCCAATCTTCGGTCAAGAGTTCGATTCTCTTATCCCGCTCCATAGTTTAATAACGTAAAGGTATATATGAGTAAACCAATCGGTCTTAGTCGTGGTCCAGAAATTGACACAGATTTATGTGTTGCTAATGTAGGAAATAGATACAATCTAGTATTAATTGCCGCAACCCGTGCAAAAGAAATCAAGCGTCAACATAGAGACAGTGACAAGCGTGAACATGTTCACAGCAACATCACAGCATTGCTTGAAATACAAACAGGTAAGATTGGTTCCGAATACCTAAAAAGAGTCAAATAAATTCGGAGTGTGGCGCAGTCTGGTAGCGCACCTGGTTTGGGACCAGGGGGTCCAAGGTTCGAATCCTTGTACTCCGACCATAAGATAGTTTGCCTGGTTAGCTCAGGGGTAGAGCAACGCCTTTACACGGCGAAGGTCCGCGGTTCGAAACCGTGACCAGGTACCAAAATACAAAAAGGAAAATATGTTAAAACCCGGTAAGACATTTAAGTTAAGTAAAACAGCCAAGCGCATGATTGCATTGATGAAAGGTTCCACAGATGAACAACGTAATCAATACAAGCGCATGATGATTCAAGCAGAACTAGCGGCGGCTATTGTTGTTAAGACAGCGCCACGTGATAAGAACGCTCCTCGTAACGGCGGATACGTTACAACAAGTAATAGTGCCACTGCTAGCGAATAAGATTTTTTCCTCGATAGCTCAGTTGGTAGAGTGCCGGACTGTTAATCCGTTGGTCCCTGGTTCGAGCCCAGGTCGAGGAGCCAAGTATAATGGAAAAATTTGATCCACTTTCTAATGATTGGTTACTGAATAAGTTTAATTATTATTCAGAACTTCGAGATGCTGATCAGTTGTATTGGAGTAACATGTACAACATGTATGTTATCACTAGATATGATGATGTACTTTTTGCATTGAGTAATCCAGATATTTTTTCATCTGCAAAAGGTAACTTACTTAGAGAAATACCAACACGTTTTGGAAAAACTCTAGGTAGTAGCGATAATCCACAACACGATAAATTAAAAGAAATTCTCAAATCAGCATACAGTAAAGATAACATTGATAGGATATTATCTGTTGTAAATTTAAAAATAGAAAAGTTTTTAAAAGATACAACGATACATGTATCAAATTTAGCAGAAGAAATTGCCGCTTGGATTGTAACAGAAATATTAAATTTGCCTTGTAATAAAGATGATATGCAATCTTTAATACTAACAACATTTAGAACATCTAATAAGGCACTTGATACTAACAATAATGTTACTGACGAAACAAGTTTGATAACATTTATGCAATTAGTAAGAGACTTAGTGTCTAGTAAAACAGATCCATTAGGACCTGGAGTATATGCAGAAGTATTTAAATTAGAAACAGATTTTAATCTACACAATTTTACCACACCGTTATTTGCCGGGATGTCATCAATGACAGGTGCGCTAGAATATTTGACATTAGACATAGTTAGTATTTTAGATCAGTTACAATCTAACTATTCGTTAATACCGAGTGCAGTTAATGAGTCGTTAAGATTTAATACAGCGACCGCTAGATTTGCTAGAAGAGTTCTAAAAGAAGTTACTGTACAAGGTACAGTGATTAAGCCTGGAACACGAGTAGTGCTTTGTTTAGATTCTGCAAATAGAGATCCTTCAAAGTTTACAAATCCAGATGTTTTTGATATTACTAGAACAACTCCTAATTTAGGATTTGGGTTTGGTTTACATTCGTGTATTGCATTAGCAATATCAAAAGCAGTAATGATTCAATATTTGAGTATGTTGTTAACACATGCAGGTAAGTACAAAGTAGTCACTGATCGAGCAGGCTATCAGTTTGTTTTAACGGCACCTGGCAACTTTGATATGATTTCAAATATTATTATTGAAAAAATTAATGGGGGATTAGCTCAGCTGGGAGAGCGGTAGCTTTGCAAGCTATAGGTCAACGGTTCGATCCCGTTATCCTCCACCAAATATATGCGGGCGTAGCTCAGTTGGTAGAGCATTACCTTGCCAAGGTAAATGTCGAGAGTTCGAACCTCTTCGCCCGCTCCAGAATATGGAGCCATCGTCTATCGGTTAGGACATCAGGTTTTCATCCTGAGAAGAGGGGTTCGACTCCCCTTGGCTCTTCCAGTTTTGTTTATGTGTGTACGGTTACCCATATGTGAGTAGCGAGTCGCCCAAGACACTTGTTACTGTACCTGATGCCCGTAGCAAACGTAGTAATACGTTCAGCGCACGACTTGGACATTGTGTAGCGATAAACAAATTCATTTTGAAGTAATCCCGTCTTACTATTTCTACGTTAACGAAATAGCGTCCCTGAAACGATAGAACAGGGGGTACACTAGGACTTGACCTTACAGTCCCTATTTAAGGGATCCTGAAAACAGCCTAGGGTGAGGAACGCTGACCTTTACCAGAAGAAGAAACACGTGGACAGAGTAACAGCTCAGTCTAGGGCCTATGTGGTGTAGGTAGCTAGACACTTTATAAATGCTTTCTGTAGCTAAACTACACTTGAGAACACAACCCTTATTCGATTCTAGAAAGAACAAGGAGTGCAAGGAAGATGAGGAGTTTGGCAGGTTCCGTTCGACTCGGACAGAGAGCACCTATAAAGTTATCGCGGGTTACGTCAGTGGTCAGACCGCTAGGCTCATAACCTAGAAGCCGGAGGTTCGAATCCTTCACCCGCAACCATTTTATCAGTAAGGAACTTAGGGTATCGGGAGTCCGTAGTGGGAAGTATAAAGGGTCGGAAGCCTTTAATATTTGATGGTTATAGACCATACTCCAGCCGGGTGCTAGATCAGGACATACAGTCTGGGCGATCTTCGAACGCATATGATACTCCATGTTTGCTAGACAAGTAGAGCGCGACTGTATGCCGCGGGTAGCCAAGTCTGACTTTCGTCGACCAAAACTCTCCAAGTTCCTTTCTAATAATATGTGGCGGTGGCAGAGAGGCCCATTGCAACGGATTGCAAATCCGTAAAACCGTCAGTTCAAATCTGACCCGCCACTCCATATAACGCTGATTTTGGCGAAAAGAGATAAGTACGTATATAACAGACGGAGTAGCGAATCATGATCAAATTTATTAGAGACATTTCTAATAGCCTTTTAGAGTATATTAAGGATGATCCAGTTCGACCGAATCTATCAGTTGACTTTAGAGTCAGCGATGGCCGTATGGTTATTGCCCTAATGGATCAAGATACACCTGCCGCAATGGTATGTGTTAGCCTACATGACTTTATCCCTAGTAGCGTAGAAGATTTAGCAGAAACAGCAAGTGCGCCTACTGCGGCAATTTTCTACACAATTTGGAGTTACAAGCCAGGTTCTGGAAAAGATCTGTTATTCAAAGCAACAGAAGCATTGAAAGCAGAATATCCTACTCTAAACCGCTTTGTTACACTAAGTCCTAAGACTGAAATGGCAAAGAAATTTCATCACAAAAACGGAGCAGAAACCTTCCGTGAAAATGCAGATACTATCAACTATGAGTATCACGTTTAAACTTCGGACTTGACAGTTTGCCTTAAAGAACGTATAATGTATACGTGGTCGTAAGCAAATTGGCAGAGCTCCAATCCAGAAATGGTGAGGGACGGGACTAGGCTATTGGCCGTCTTTGTTGGTTCAAATCCAACCGACCACACCAAATCTTTCTCCCAGTAGTTCAATGGATAGAACCACTCTCTCCTAAAGAGTAAATGTGGGTTCGATTCCCTCCTGGGAGACCAAAATATATTTTGGATAGTTGTCCAAAAGACATAGACAGATAACAGTAAAGCTGTTATAATAGATACATAGCAAGCAGAGATGCTTGTAGAAAGTTTTAGGATCGGTACAGCAACATTCATATACTATGAACTGTTAGACACTGTGGTAGTTGGTGGAGCGGAGTGCGTAAAAACACCGAGCGTTGAAGGTAACTATTGAAACAAGACTAACGAGCACAGAGTGATGGCCTGTGTAAAATAAAAGCAGTCAACAACGATCCTGTTAGTCATAGGATGACTACAGCAATTTAAACTACAACTTAATGCTATAGAAGGTGGTCGGAGGACAGGCAGAAATGCTTTCTAGAAATAGACACTGATAGAATAGATAGGTCCGGGGAATCCGGAATATGATGTTTGTACAGAAAAACACAAACTAGGCAACATGAATGTTGATAGGGTCCGGGTGCTATGATTGGCCGGACCAGAAAATAAACTCATTAGCACGATCATCCTGTTTAAAGTTTTAGAATGTTAACAGCAACTCAAAATTTTCAAGCATATCGAAAAAAAATACATTCTGTAAAGGTAATTAAAATGAACGCATTTGTAAACGCAATCGCAAATCAAGAAGCCCGTACTGCCAATGGCATGAAGGCTCGTGCATCAACAGCCAAGAAGACTGTTGATCTTTTCTATAACATTGGTGCAAGCCGTGGCAAGAACATCGTTCCTGCTTTCACAGCCGCTTATGTCGAAAACCAAGACGTGGCACTGCGTATCGCACAATGGGCACGTGATGTCCGTGGTGGTGCAGGTGAACGTCAACTTTTCCGTGACATTCTTGTTCACTTGGAAAAGACTGACCCAGACGCCGCTTTGGCTTTGCTTCGCAAGGTTCCAGAAGTTGGTCGTTGGGATGACATCTTTGTCTTTACCAATCCTGACCTAAAGTCAGCCGCTTATACCATGTTGGGTGATGCCCTTCGTGCTAACAACGGTTTGGCTGCAAAGTGGACTCCTCGTAAGGGTCAAATTGCCGCAGAAGTTCGTTCCTTCTTTGGAATGACTCCTAAGCAATATCGTAAGAGCCTTGTGGCACTTACAAAGGTTGTTGAAACCCAAATGTGTGCAGGAGATTGGGATAACATCAACTTCAGTCACGTACCTTCTGTAGCGGCTCGCCAATACAAGAAGGCATTCAACCGTCACACACCTGCATTTGCAGAGTATGTTGCCAAGTTGGTAAGTGGTGACAAGACTGTTAAGGTTAACGCCTCTGCAATCTTCCCACATGATGTGTTGAAGGGAGTGATCGGTAGCTACCGTGCAAAGTTTGACAAGACAGAAACTGACCATGTGATCGCACAATGGGACAGCTTGCCAAACTATGTGGGAGATGCTAGCATCATGCCAATCGTAGACGTTAGCGGTTCTATGTCTTGCCCAGCAGGAAAGAACTCTAATGTAACTTGCATGGATGTTTCAATCAGCTTGGGCTTGTACCTAGCAGACAAGAACAAGGGCGTGTTCAAGGACACATTCTTGACTTTCTCTAGCAAGCCACAACTTGTTACTCTAAAGGGTAACATTGTTGAAAAAGTTGCTCAAATGAGCAAGAGTGATTGGGACATGAGCACTAACCTAAACGCGGCTATGGACAAGATCCTAGACGTTGCGGTTAAGAGTTCAGTACCAGCTAGCGACATGCCAGCCATGTTGCTGATCTTGTCAGACATGCAGTTCAACCAATGCGCCCGTTACGACGACAGCGCAATGGAAATGATCGAACGCAAGTTCGAAGCCGCAGGCTACTCTGTGCCACAGATTGTTTTCTGGAACCTAAACAGTTCAGATAACGTACCTGTAAAGGCAGACAAGAGTGGTGCCGCATTGGTAAGTGGATTTAGTCCAAGTATAATGACTAGCTTGCTAGCCGCTGATTTGGATCAATTCACTCCAGAAGGCATTATGCTTAAGACTGTAATGAGTGATCGTTACGCTCTCTAAGCTGTTGTAGAAATACAACAACCCCTAAACCCTGTCAGCTGTTTTGGTTGACAGGGTTTTCTTTTGAGTTTATAATAGTCTTATGTATAAAGTAATAGGAAAAGAAGAAACATTTAAAGTTCTTACACTTGCCGAAGCAATGAATGTTGCTAAGAGCATGAATGAGTTTGTAACCATCAAAGGTGCAGATTTCGAAATGGTAGGCATATTTGGAGTAGACAGTATCAAAGATGGTAAGTGCCCAGATGGCGTTGCCTATGATTGGAACAAAGCCGGCCGTATTGGTCGCGTTAAAAAGGAGAGAACATAATGCCTTGGATTGAAAATATTCCGTTGGAAAATGTAGCAAAAGGACAACACCATGACTGTGGTGTTAATAGTATGCTGATCCAAATCTCAGATCATGACATGGCATTTCCTGTGCCAAAGCACACATTCAAAGAAGTACATCAGTTTACATTTTTGGATATAGAAGAAGATGGCATGACCAATACCGGTGATGGCAAGACTATTGATTTGAGTGAGTTTGCTATTACAGACGAGCAGGCCAAACAACTTGTGGCTCTTTTGCAACATGCATTTGAGAATCGGATGAATGTTGTTGTTCACTGTCATGCAGGTATTTGCAGGTCGGGTGCGGTCTGTGAGGTCGGTGTGATGATGGGCTTTGCGGATTGCGAGCGTTTCCGTGCTCCAAACTTGTTAGTCAAGCACAAGATGATGAGAATTTTGGGTTGGACATACGACAGTGAAGAAAAGTCCTACGATGTACATGGCACAGTAAACGAGTGGGGATTTATTACTCCAAAGAATCCGGTTGACTAACTAGCAGAATGATGTTATAATAACATTATAGTAACAAGGAGCGCACAATGGACATTCGAGTTGAAGCACGTAGCCCAAAGAAGAGGAAGTTTATAGAAGCTATTCTTCCTTCGATAGTTACACAGCTAGGTTTGGATAACAGCAGAAAATCTGTTTTTATCAAACTTGAGCAAGACTGCGAAGGTATGGGATATACTGTGCCCATTGATGTCCTTGACAGTTACGTAGTGATTATTAAACCTTCATTGTCTATTAAAGATATCGGACTCACACTTGCACACGAGATGGTTCATGTGCGACAGTTTGCCAAAGGTATTCTTAAAGTAAAGAATGGAGTAAACTATTGGAAAGGCAAACGGTTTACCAAACGAACCAAGTATTTGGATCAACCTTGGGAACAGGATGCCTTTGCAAGACAAGAAATCATTTTTAGAAAATCAATCGAGTAAAGGATACTAAATGGCGGGCAAAGCAAAATCGGTTTATCTTACAGTGACCAAAAAAGGTTCAATGAAAACAGAATTTCATAAAATGTTTTTTGATGCTAAAGCATATAACGAGTACGTTAAGTCGGAAGAATTCAAAGCCAAATGGCCTGCTAGTGAGTATAATATTATAAAAGAAGTTTATTAAGAAAGGAGCATAATATGCCAAGTGTATTCTTAGTAAGCGACACGCACTTTGGACACACAGGTGTATGCCGCTTCACACGTAACGATGGTGTTACAAAATTACGTCCGTGGGATAGTCCTGAGGAAATGGACGAAGCAATGGTCAAGGCTTGGAACGACCGAGTCAAGCCCACTGACAAGGTCTATCACTTAGGTGACGTTGTTATTAACCGCAAGGCATTAAAAGTCTTAAGTCGTTTAAACGGCGACAAGGTGTTAATCCGCGGTAACCACGACATCTTCCGTGATGACGAGTACAGAATGTACTTTAGAGAATTACGAGCATACCATGTTATGAACGGAATGATCTTAAGCCATATTCCATTACACTCAGATTCAATGGGACGTTTTGGAGTTAACATTCACGGTCATACTCATGCAAATCGCGTGAAGAAGGCCCGAGGTGTTGATGCTAGGACTGGAGAGATCTTATACAGTGATGAGAACGATGTCCGCTACCATTGCGTATGCGTAGAACAGACCCCGGACTTTGCTCCCATCTTGTTTGAAGATGTTATTGCTCGCATTGAAGCTGAAGGCGGAAGTGTTGGTTTTAAAAATGGGAACGGGCCTACAATGTAGGCTCGTTTTTTAAGGATTTAAAATGATTAGATTAAACGTATTTGAGTTGGATAAGATCAAAAAGATCTGTGAAGAAGTTGGTACAGAATATTTTGTGCTAGAGCAGACTACTGATTCTGGCATTGGTAGTATTCTTACGCTAACTTACGACACAGAGATTGCAGATTATCCTGCAAAGATTTCTATTGAAGTATCAGGTGTGGAGAATTGGTAATGAAAATTAAATTTGATAAAGATACAATGCCCGATGAACTTTACAATGCGCTTCTAAAGCATTTTGTCAACGAAGCAGTTGGCTTAGGTGTAGAAGTAAACAAGTTTACCCAGTTTGAGAATTGGGTAGTTGAATGTGAGGTAGATGCTAAGGAAGCGGTGCATTAATGTCTACGTGTTATCAACTCATCGGCGTACCGGGTGCGGGAAAGAGTACTTGGATCAAGGACCAAATCTGGGCTTTGGGTTTGACTGTGGTTAGTACAGATGCGTTTGTAGAAGACTATGCTCGAGAGTGCGGATCAACTTACTCAGAAGTCTTTGAAGAATATATGCCTCGAGCAGTTGAACTAATGGCTAACCAGGTAGTATTTGCACGTGAGCATGGACATACAATACTTTGGGATCAGACTAGCACCACTGTTAAAAGTCGTGCTAGGAAGTTTAATATGCTTCCAGGCTATGAGCATATTGCAGTCGTGTTCCGTACTCCAAATTTGGATGAGCTTAAAGAGCGATTAGCCAATCGTGCAGGTAAGGATGTTCCCTGGCCTGTTGTACAAGGCATGATTGATGGGTGGGAAGAACCTACTCTAGAAGAAGGCTTTAAAGAGATTTGGTACGTATAATAGGGCCTTCGGGCTCTATTTTTTTGGCTAAACTTTCTCTTGACATTTAACTGATAAGATCATATAATACGACTATGACATTCATTGAATACGCTCTCATAATACTAGTATTACTTCAAGTTAAACATTGGTACATAGACTTTGTTAATCAAAGTACAGAAGAAGTCAAACACAAAGGCATCTACTTAGATTGGCTAGGCATCAAGCACAGCCTTAAACAAGGTATTGGCACGTTCTTGGTTTTCTTTCTATTTACTATGCCCGACATTGCACTACTAATTGGGGTATTAGATTTTGTTTTACACTATCACATTGATTGGTTCAAGATGAACTACGGTAATAGTGATATTACTACTCCGCAGTTTTGGAGTCATTTAGGACTCGATCAAATGGCACATCAAATTTCTTATATTTCTTTCATTTATATTTTACTGGTACTCTAAATGGCACAACACTTAATGGTCGACTTAGAAACACTCGACACAAAAACTTCTGCAACTATCTTGACATTGGGTGCAGTTCGGTTTGATCCTTGGACTAATGCTCCAATGAAAGAACTTTATCTACGTGTAGACATTGACAGTCAAGATAAATTAGGCTGTACTGTTAGTGACGATACGATTAGTTGGTGGGGGAAACAGCAGACTGACGTTAAAGAAGAAGCCTTTAATCCTCTTAACCGTATTCCAATCCACGAAGTTATGAATCAGTTTCATGCACTGGCTTGGGGCTGTAGTCACTTTTGGTCACATGGTGCTACATTTGACTTAATGATTCTACAGAACATTTATGAAAAATTAGGTCGTGCGTATCCCTGGAACTTCTGGGAGATGCGAGATACTCGTACATTATTTGAGTTAGCAGATCCAGATATGCCACAGGACTCAAAACATAATGCCTTAGAAGATGCAAAACGTCAAGCAATCGGAGTGAGAAATGTCTACAGAAAAATTGGATTTACCGGATACAAGCGTTAAAGTAAGCTCTAGTCCAGAACGTCATACTTTTCAAAAAGAAGGGTATATCAAACATTGTGAGGAAGAGGGCAAAGAACCAAATCCCGACTATGTTAATATGTACAAGACTTGGCGAGAACAGGATGAAGAAAATCTAAAAGATCCTGCTTGGCAAAAGGATAATCTCGAGTATGATCTTCGTAGCACCTCTTGGATATTAGAGAAAGCTCGTGCTAGCGAAAACTATGCCCAAAATATCTATGCCGCGTTATGTAATATGCGTTGGCAACGTATTGGCATGTGGCCTGCTCTTAAAGATGAATACTGGTCTTGTAGTTGGCGTAGTGCAGGCGGGGTTGTTTCTGACATGTTAGGAACAGGTGACTATATTGATTGGTATTGTAGTGGCATTGGTAGTCAAGACACCGGATACGGATTAAGTGATAAGAAGCCAGAACTTGACGAGGACGGTAGAACCTATGTACCGGAAGGTGTAGTGACTGAAGAAATACGCAAAGACTTTCAAACATTAGGATGGGTTCCTAGTGAATGGCCCGAAGACGATTAAATACAATATGACTAAAACTTACCTAGTAGAAGAACTATTTGAAGACATTGAAGGCGATCCCGACAATGTCATATTCAAAATCCCACCAGAAATCTGTGAAGCACAAGGTTGGAAAGAAGGCGACACCATGCACATCGAAGCCAGTGACGGACAATTAATCATTAAAAAAGTATGAGCAAAGAAGAGTTGATTGAATTGGAAGGTACCATTTCCGAAGTACTTCCAGCCAATATGTTTCGTGTTACTTTGGAAAATCAACATGTGATTACCTGCTATACAAACGGCAGACTTCGCCAGAATAAAATCAAAATGATTCTCGCAGATCGGGTTCGAGTAGAAATGAGCCCATACGATATGTCCAAAGGACGTATAACATACAGATTATGACTTGACTTTTAGTTAAGTTGAAGTTATAATATACTTGTTGTGTGTGTTATCATACAACATTTTTTAAACTATGTTGCACCGTGAATCGGGCAGAAAGAAAATTAAATGGCTTATCATCCAAAGTTAGTAGCGGCGTTTGGCGCAGACTTGTTCAAAGTACTCGGCCCGCCTGAAGATCGTGTTAAGTGGTCCTCACTGTCACTCGCAGAACAAAAATCTCGTCTTAAACGAATTCCAGAATACGTGAATACACGTAGTTTGGGCAAACATCCTACCCTAGTAGATGTTCTCGTTCATGCATTAAACAAATTATATTTGATGGGTCTTGACAATCCATTATTAGGTATTGACCTCCCTATCTTTAACAGCCTTTCAGATGCGGCAGAAAAACTCAATACCAAAGCACTTAACTATAGTAGCACAAACTTTCAGCCACTAGACAAACTAGTTAAGAATGCCGAAAAACAACGTGACGTTTTCTTACGTCATATTTTTGAAGACATCATCTTCCGCTTCAATCCTGCACTAGTGTTGCCAGGACTTGGACGATTGAATACCAAGGGTTTCCTGTATGTTAACGATGCCCAGCACCGTATACTTGCCTGTATGATTTTAGGTATTGAGGAAGTTCCTATTAATTATATCGAAAGCGATGACGAGTTCTGGGATGTATCGCAGTATGCGGCATTAAACATTCACAGCCTTGTGTCTAGTGAGTTTGACCGCTATCGTATTCGCGTACAACGTGAAACAGCCGCACGTGAAGCTGGCATGGCAAGTGAGCCCGAAGACGCTATCAGCTACGAACTCAATGAGTTGTTTACAAATCTTGGCGTTGAGGTGATTGAAAAAATTGAAACTGGTAGTCGTGCGGGTACACTTACTAGTATCGGTAACATGATTAAGTATCGTATTACATATGGTAAGGATTACTTTACTCGTGCTACTACAATCAACGCACAGTTGTTTCCAACAAGCAAGTTCCATACTGCCAATAGTTGGGGTTTAATGGAGTTCCTAAAGTATCAAAACTTGACAGACAGTGACCTAGTAGCAGATCATGCTATTATGTCAGCATTGTCTGAACGCTGGCCTAAGAAAAATACAGGTGGACAGTTACACAAGAACATTAAGGATGCTTACAAGGATCAAACTGCCGCTTCATACAGCAATAGTCGTGTTCCAGAAGAAATGATTATTGCACATGGTATCTACCAAGTATGTAAGAAGTATGCTCCTAACATCAAGTGGGCAGAACCTGCTTGGCCCAGCGGCAACAAGAAATTCAAATTGGCATTAGTCTAATGAAGAATCATGTTGCTATAAACGAGAGCATCTCAATTCTCGAGCCTTACAAAGGATTTGACGAGGGTACTTATTACACAATGAGCATCTTTAATGAATTCTGTAAGACTCGAGATTTGAAACGTGTAGCAATTTTTGGATATTACAAAAGTAAATATCGTTGGAATAACACACAGGCTCAAGAAATGTACGACAAGGCACCTGATGGTTGGACTGACGGCGTTGGAGTATATCGCAAGTTTGATTGGGGCAAAGGCGAAAACAAAATTAAATGTGGTGAAGATTGGGAATGGCACGAGCCACAGTTAGACCATATAGTTCCTAGATCACGTGCTAAGGCCATGGGTTGGACTCCTGAACAAATCAATCATCCT